CAGCTTTCAATGATAATGGATTTTCACTAAGTGATAATGCTAATGGAGACAGTAATGTAAATGGCTCGGCAGGTGGAACATACTCAGGCTCAACTGCAGGTTATATTGCTTGGACTTGGAAAGCAGGAGACCACGATGACAACCTGCCACAGATAAATGATAATGGAAGCACAGACAGTATAGTAAGTGTTAATGACGAAGCGGGATTTTCTATTGTAAAGTATAGCGGTTCTGATTCTAATGCTACTATCGGTCACGGACAGTCAGCACCTCCTGAGTTCATTATGATTAAGAATATTTCTACTACTAATAACTGGTGTGGAAGTTCAGACTACATAGGATGGAACAACATTTTTGGATTTGACTACACTTTACAGGCAAGAGATTTTGACTTCTTTTTAGACACAGCACCAACTTCAGAAGTATTTAGTGTAAAAGGGAATATAGGCTTAGTGAATGATGCGGGAGAAGAATACATTGCCTACTGTTGGAGGTCTATTACAGGTTATTCTGATATAGGGAGTTATACAGCTTCATCAGGTGATGATGTTATAACAACAGGATTCAGACCAGATTTTGTGATGTTAAAAAGAACCGATTCAACAGGGAGTTGGGAAATTCACGATTCTACAAGGTATCCTTCTATAAATAATGAAAATGGAGAATCAAGGAGATTAAGAGCAAATGATAGCTCTGCGGAAGCACAATTTACAAATAGTCCAATATTTTTCACAGACACAGGATTTACACTTGATTCATCTGTTTCAGGAGATGCATACGGTGATTACGATGCTAATGGCGGTACATACATTTATATGGCATTTAAGATAAACTAATGGAAAATTTAAGATTGTATATAATTAATTCAATGGCAGTAGGGTTTAGCCTAGCAAACATAAATATGGTACTTAGTACACTTGTGCTTATAGCATCACTTATCTGGACAGTAATACAAATAAAAGACAAACTGAAATGAACTTACCTAAGAATGGAGTAGCTAAAGAGATTCGTCACTATGTGGGGTCGCTGTTTATTTTTCTTATTATTATAGGAATTATAATTGCACTAATTCAATACCCTGTACTAGAAACTAACAAGGAGGTTGTTATGATGATGATAGGTACTATATCTGCTTCTATTGGTATTATTGTAAGTACGATAACAGGAAGTAAGCCTGACGATGTACAAGCACTAAAGTCATCACTAGAAAAGAAAGAACATCAAATAGAATTGCTAGTTGCTGCTAAGGACAACCTAGAGGCTATGGTGATAGACTTACAGAAACAGATGCTAGAGACTCAGAACAATATGATGGATAACCTAGTGTTGAAAGCAGCACTTGACTTTGACGATAGAGATACAGCAAAGAGAAAACTAAATACTGATAAAGATGGATAAGCCTAAATGTCAATGTGGTTGTACAACAGATACTAATGGATACTGTGATGGTAGCCACCTAAATAACAAATAAATGAAAAAGCTAAAACTGTACTGGATAGTAGCCAAAAAGTGGTTAAGTGAAAAATACAACAGCGGAGAAGCTGTAGATTTATTGATTATGATAGGAATAGGAATCTGTTCCTTAGGATTGTTAAGCGTAATATTTTTTTAATGGACTTAAAATACTTTGACATAAGTGAATTTGATTCGCCTGATATGGAAGGTTCTGGTCGTTTTATGGACAATGGTCTCTTGTACAAAATCGACTTACTTAGAGAACGATACGGAAAGCCTATTCGTATCACCAGTGGATACCGTACAGAGTCCCACAATGCTAAGGTCGGTGGAGTTTCCAACAGCAGTCACTTGCAAGGACTTGCAGTTGACATTGCTTGTACAGCTTCAGGGGATAGACACGATATACTCAACGAGGCATTTAAACTTGGCTTTAACAGAATTGGAATTGCTAACACCTTCATACATCTTGACGTTGATACCGCAAAACCTGCTGAATGTGTATGGGTGTACAACTAATACAACAGGGAGTACATTAGATGGGAAAGTCATTAAACAGAAGAGGTAAGTATAGTCACTGTACTAGAGCGCAGAAGAACGGTAGAAATAAACCTGCTAAGAAAAAATGAGTGGTAAGAAGAAGTTTAAAGACACAGGAGTTGGCAAGTTCTTACTGGAAAAAATACCCACTGTTGTCGGCAGTCTTGCTAATGATACTCCCATTGGGAACGTTGTTAGGACTCTTATTGGTGGGTCGGAAATGTCTGATGCTGACAAAGAGATTGCCCTTAAAAAGCTAGAACAAGAAATACACGAGTTTGATGGTATTACAAGACGTTGGGTTGCTGACTCACGAAGCGGTTGGTTACCACAAAACGTTAGACCACTTACCTTAGTATTTCTTACAGTAGCATTTGTTGTAGGGTGGTATATGCAACTAGACGAACTTGACACTATTAAAGAATTATTAACTATTGTTTTTATCGGTTACTTTGGTAGTAGAGGGGCAGAAAAGATAATGGGCAACAACAAGCACAGGTAGTTTGTTAATATTTCCTTTTTTAATTTTATTGATTTTTAATTTAAAAACCTCGACCTTTGGTGGGTGGAGGCTTATAACATATTTATGACACAAGACATTAAACAAATAGCACAAGAAATAGCAATTAACTTTCAAAAAAGTATAAAAGAAAGAACAGATGAACTACTAAAGCTAGACTGTGATATGTACACTAACTTAGGAATAGACTCTACATTACAAGAAAGACAAGAAGTAAAAAAAAATTCTAAAGACATATACTCCTGTATAAGAGGTATAAATGAAGAAACAGGAAAATTACTATTAGAGTATATGGATGAATAAAAAAACAATGCCTAGAACATCTAAAAAACCTTCACGAAGTAAATTAGTAAAAAAAATAGATGTTGTATTTAGTCAGTATGTAAGACTTAGTAATGCTGATAAACGTGGGTATTGTAAGTGTGTTACTTGTGGTAAAGTAGGACATTGGAAAACAGGAGGTATTCAAGCAGGACATTTTATGAGTAGGAAACATTATTCTACAAGGTGGGATGAAAGAAATGTAAAACCGCAGTGCGTAGCTTGTAATGTATATAAATCAGGAGAACAATATAAGTTTAGTCAATATCTTGGTAATAACTTATCACAAGAACTTTATATGAAAAGTAATGAAATAACTAAATTTACTATTGACGAACTGCAAGAGATGTATGAACATTACTCGCAGCAAGTCAAGAAGTATCTTTAATACTTTAATAATTGTTTGTTCTAATTAAGAAAGGGTAGCAGAAATGTTGCCCTTTTTTTTATTTAAATATTTATTTGTAACTTAGTTAAAAATATATTTTATGAGCAAACAATTAAGTTTACACGAAAAGCTGTTTAACTTACAGCAAGAAATAGGTGCTATTAGCAAAGATGCTGATAACCCTTTTTACAAGTCTAAGTATTTTGATATTAATAAAGTGATAAAGGTTTTAAGACCATTATTAGGTAAACACAGACTTTTATTAATGCAAGCACCTTTTGTTGATTTTGAAACAGGTGTAGAATATCAAGGTACAACTATACAATGTGTTGATACAGGTATGACTACAAAACCTGTACATCTTAAAATTAATGCAACTGACCCACAAAAGAAAGGTGCTGAAAGTACATATTATAGAAGGTATCTTTTATGTGGATTATTAGGATTAGAAGCAGAAGATGACGATGGTAATGTAGCAAGTGGTAAGACACAAGAAAGAAAGTGGTTAAACACTAACACACCTGAATACAGTAAAGCAATAGAATACATCCAAGGCGGTGGTAACATTGAAGCAATTATGTCTAAGTACAAGGTATCTAAAAAAGTACAAGATGAACTTGCAAAGGTGTAAAGTTAAAAACGTATATTACGTTGGTGAATACAATAATTTTAAATTTAAAGTAGAATGGAAAAAAAGACAACAGCAATTATTTCAGGAAGTATCGACCTTACAGCGATTGACAAGTCAAAGTTAGTTGAAGGTAAAAATGGTAAGAAATACCTTAACATTACAATGATGGTTCAAAACCAGTCACAATACGGTAACAACGTATGGGTAACACAAACACTATCAAAAGAAGAAAGAGAAAACAAAGCGCAACCTATAACATTAGGTAATGCTGCTGTTCGTTGGCTTTCAGAAGATGGGGTAAAGGTTGCTGAGCGGAATGAGGTAACGAATAACCAACAAAACGAGGCACGAGAAGTAGATTTACCTTTTTAAATAACAGGGGGCTTTTAGCCCCTTTTTTTATGGCACTAAAGAAATATAAATGCGGAAACCCTATACCTGATGACTTTTGGAATTACGATGTAAATATACTTTTAGGGTATCCATATAGAATGAGAAGAAACTGGGAAAAAGAAACAAACAAATATGCAATAAAACCAAATGGTGATTTAAAAAAATGATAGCAACAACAGACAATATTAAAGAAAAGATATTTGACATTAAAGAAGGCAGGATACAAGAAGGTCTTAAAATAGGCATACCTGATATAGACGAATATATACGTTTTAAACAAGGTAATTTTAACCTAATAATAGGACACGCAAACGTAGGTAAAACTACTGTTATATGTTATCTGCTGACAGTATGGGCTGTATTACACAAACTTAAATTTGTTATATGGTCTAGCGAGAATACACCACAAAGTATTGTACGCAAAATTATAGAGTTTAAAATGGGTAAACCCATACACATAGCATCTAAAGAAGAAATATCACAAGGCATTGAATGGTGCAATAATTATTTTAAAATTATAGATGTAGAAGAACTATACACCTACAAAGAGTTACTTAAAGAAGTAAACGCAATTAAAGATGTTTGGGACTTTCAAGGTTTAGTTATTGACCCATATAATTCTTTATCTAAAGACACGCAACTGTTAAGGGGTGTAGGCGGTCACGAGTATGATTATCAGGTGGCTTCTGAACTTAGATTGTTTGCTAAAAAAAATAGTGTAGCTGTATTTTTAAATGCACACGGTGTCACAGAAGCAATGCGCAGGACACATCCTAGTAACCACGAATACGAGAACCTACCAACTCCTTTAGGGTTAGCATCTGTTGAAGGTGGAGGTAAGTGGGGTAATAGAGCAGACGATGTAATATGTATTCATCGTTACACATCGCATCCTACTGACTGGATGTATTCACACCTGCACGTTTTAAAAGTGAAAGAAACAGAAACAGGTGGAAGATGTACACCTTATGAAGAACCAATAAGACTTCGTATGTCAAAAAACAATGTAGGATTTGAGTTTTTAGGTAAGAATATATTACATTCAAAAATTAGTGAACTAAAAGATATTTTATTTTGATTTTTATAATAGCACTTTGTATTGTAGGTTTAGTTTCTATTGCTATTGGTTTAGCTAATAGGGCGCACTTTTATTTTGCACCTATACTTGGTTTTATGGTAGGTGGTTTGTATTCTTTTACAGACTATGATGATGGGCGTGAACACACATTACAAGTGTGCCTTGTATTTTTAAGTATTACAATAGTATGGATAGAGCCGAATGGCTTAGCATAGTAGCAGAGCAGCACGATGAATGGGTAAGAATAGTCAAAAGTTTTGGTGAAAGAAACTTCGCTGAAGATATAGTAATGGAAAGTTACATAGCACTTACAAAGTATGCGAAGCCTGAACAGATAATAAAAAACGGAAAAGTAAGCAGGGGGTATATGTATTTTACATTGCGCAGCTTGTTCTATCAATACTATAATAAAAAGAAGAAATATAAAAAGATAAGACTTGATGACCACGAACAAACGTGGCAATTACAACACGAGGACAATATAGAAGAACAACAAGCCTATCATAAAATATGTACTATGATAGATGAGGTTTCTGAAGATTGGCATTGGTATGATAAAAAGATGTGGAAGCTGTACAGTCAAACAGATATGAGCATACGAAAACTAGCAGAGGAAACTAATATAAGTTGGGTTAGTATATTTAACACATTAAAAAACCTAAAACAAGACATAAAAAATAAAATACAAGAGGACTGGGATGACCTAAAAAACGAAGATTATGAACGAATTTAAAGGAGACAAAAGAAGCAAAGAGTACAAAGCGTGGAAAGCCAAACACGAAAAAGCAAGTAAAGGACTTGGTGACACAGTAGAAAAGATAACAACCGCAACAGGTATAAAGAAAGCTGTGAAGTTTATAGCAGGTGAGGACTGTGGCTGCGACCAAAGAAAAGAAAAACTAAACAAGGTATTTAGGTATAGTAAACCTGAATGTTTAACAGAAGCAGAGTTTGACTTAATACGAATTGCTATTGAAACTAGAAAGAATAAATTTACACCTGAAGAACAAAACCAGTATGTAGCAATATTTGAAAGAATATTTAATACTAAGGTATCTTGCACACCTTGTAGTTTTGCTAAGACTGTGTGGGCGGATTTAGTTAAGGTGTACAACCAATATTTATGAGTTTAATAAGAAATAGAAACCAAGTAAAACAAGTCATTGATTTTACAGGAGTGCAGAATGGGAAGATGCACCCTAGTGATATTGACTTTGTTTTAGAATTTGACGAAAGAATATTAATACTAGGCGAAGTAAAAAGAAGGTACAATGAGATACCTACTGGTCAAAGATTAATATTAGAACGCATTGTAGATAGATGGGGAGAAGGTGGTATTGCATTAAAAGTAGAACACGACTACAAAGATGATAATACTAACATACCACTAGAAGAGTGTACTGTTACAGGAAGGTATTACAAAGGTGACTGGACATATTTTAAGAAACCAAAAAATTTTATAACTTACATTAATAAAATAGGAGAACACTTTAACTGTAAAAAATGTAGATTTTGAACAAACTAAATTTATTAAAGAGCATTGACTATATGTCAAACTTTGAAATTGTTTCTAAGACTGTAATAGAATGGAACAAAAAAAAACCACTACCTATACTTGATAAAATGTCAAGAGCATTAAGTGAAATGTATTTACATACTATTGGACTAGAAAACCAAGAATGGTATTGGAACAAAACAATAGAAGAGTATCGTGCAGACAAAAACCGTGCGATAGAACGAGCAAGAAAAGCTGAAACAAAAATAGCTGAACTAGAGAAGCAAATAGAAAACTATAAAAGAGTACTAGGATGAAGGAACTGTTAGCAGGTTATTTTATGTTTAGATTGTTAGAGTGGATAATTAAAAAACTATTTTATTTTTTTACTAATGGATAATTATTGGACAACAGACAGCACAGAGGACAAACGTGACCCTATTGTACAAAAAGTAGTACAGAGGTTTCAAGTCCGTTCTTTAATAGGAATAGAAAAATACGGTACAACATTACACGACTCACCTGATGGTTTTTATAAGTTTCTTAACCACTTACAAGAAGAACTTATGGATGCTTGTTTGTATATAGAAAAAATTAAATCACAAAAATAGTTGTTAGTTAATAAAATGTTTATTATATTAGTAGTATAATATTAAAACAAACAATTATGAATAGCGAAATTATTTACTACGATACCGATTGGTATTACAATGAGATGACTGATGAAGAGCTGTTAGAAGCAGGACTGAATCAAAACCACTTACAAGGTTACAGAACCAAATGTTTAGAAGTTTGGTTTGCTAGAAAAGAGGCACAACACGAACAAACAAAGTTATGATTACACTACTAAACAACGAGCATTGGAGTAAAGAAGAAATACTTGTCGAGATGTACAACGATGAGTTTTACTACGGACACTTAGGGAAACACGCATTAAGTAGTAGTAGTCTCAAAATGATTCTAAAGAGTCCTAAGACTTACAGAAATGTAACAAAGTATGGTGACCCTAATGCAGACAGTCCTGCACTTGCACAGGGTAAGCTAGTACATTGGATGATACTAGAACCTCACAAGGTAGATAAACTACACTTCGTAGATGCTACTACAAAGAACACTAACAAATACAAAGAAGCAAAAGCACAATATGGTGAGGTGTTTCTAGCAAAAGAAAAGTCAGCAGCCGAAAGAGTAGCTGATGCAGTTCTAAGAAACGAAGCAGCACTAAGACTAATAAACAAGTCAGAATTTGAAGTACCTGCAATAGAAATGTTAGAAGGTTTACCATTTAGAGCAAAAGCAGATATTATACAAGGTGACACAATAATAGACCTTAAAACATCTGCTGACCTAAATAGTTTCAAGTACAGTTGTGATAAATACGGATACGATTTACAAGCCTATATGTACAAGCGTATGTTTGGTGCAGAGGACTTTAAGTTCTTAGTGGTAGACAAAGCAAGTACAGATATAGGAATATTTGAAACAAGTAAAGAGTTTATAGCAAGAGGCGAAAACAAATTCCATCAAGCAGTAGACAACTATAAATACTTCTTTGAGCAAGACAACGACCTAGACCAATATGTAATGAGAGGGATATTATAAAAACAATTATTAATTTTAAACACAAACATTATGAACACAATTACTAAACAAGAGATTAAAGTAGGAACATTTAACCCAAGCTACCCAATTAGCAAACTTAAACACTCAACTGTAAATAGAGATATAGTTGATAATCACGCACAACATTTTCAAAAAAAGATAGAACGTTTTGGATGGTTAGTGCCTGTTGTAATAGACCACAGAGGTAATATAATAGAAGGACACCATAGAGTAGTAATGGCATATAATGCAGGACACAAAACTGTTCCTGTTTATATTATTGACTGGGTTGACACAAGCAACCTTGACGAATACCAACAATACATTATTAGCCTTAACAATGCTAACAGAAAATGGACAGCATTTGATTATTTAAAAACATTTGCTAGAAACAGAGCAGACTATTCTTTTGTATTTAAACAGTACAACAAAACAAAAGATGTGTTTTCAGTTGGCAACTTATTAAACATATATTTTAATACTGGTTGTAACGGAATATACAAAGATGGTTTAGCTACAATTAAGAATATGGCATTTAGTGATTATCTTTTCAGAAAGTTTTACGAATTAAAAAGCCATTACGGAGGTGTAAAGATACAAGCGTTTACAGTTAATAGAGTATGTTCATTTGCACACCAAAAAATAAAAGGCAATCTTAAAGAGATGAAGTATATATTTGACCAGTTAGAGCAGTTAGCAGAGAATGACAGCGCTGTACTTTCATCGGTTGAACATATACGACCATTTATAAATAAACAACTAGAATTGTATAGAGATATAGCTAATGATTAAATTATACAATCAAGATTGTATGGAGGCAATGGCAGGGTTTGACGATGACCAGTTTGACCTTGCTATTGTTGACCCACCTTTTGGTATTGGTAAAAGGATGCAAGGTTCAAATCCCATAGGACAAATGATGAAGGGTAAAAGTTGGAATGATAATATACCTGATGAAAAATATTTTATAGAATTATTGCGAGTTAGTAAAAATCAAATAATATTTGGTGCTAATTATTATGCTAACTATTTACCAAATGTAAGAGATTGGTTAGTATGGGATAAAAAGAAAGGAGATAATAACTATTCAATGCACGAACTCTGTTGGACAAGTTTTGACAGAGTGCCAAAAATAATCAGAGTTAGTGTTGAATATAATAATAGATTTCATCCTTGTCAGAAACCTGTAAGGCTGTATGAAGAAATACTATCAAGATATGCAGAAAAAGGATATAAGATATTAGATACACATTTAGGTTCAGGTTCAATAGCAATAGCCTGTCATAATTATGGATATTATTTAGAAGGATATGAATTAGACAAATATTATTATGAAGCAGCAAACAAGCGTTTAAAACAACACCAAGCACAAATAAGAATGTTTTGAATAAAGATATAGTACAGGAATTTTATTACCTTGCCTTAGCTGACTTAGCACACGGTTCATCTATAAGAGAACTGGAAGCAGCAATTAAATATTATCAGGAGGTGGAGGACTATGAAGCCTGTGCAGGAATACTAAAAGCAATAGACGAAGTAAGACACGACACAATAGATTCAATAAACAAACGATTATATGAACTTAGAGACGATAAAAACAACAGTAGAGACAATAACAAACCAAAAGATAGATAAAGAAAGTAGAGATAGAGACCTAGTATATGCAAGGGCTATATATTTTAAACTAGCTAAACAACACACTAGACACACTCTACTTAAAATAGGTGCAGTAGTAGGTAGACATCACGCAAGTGTAATACACGGTATAAAAATATTTGACGATATAATAACAAGATACGAAAGCGAATACTACAAGATATACCTAGACATAGATAAAAACATTAGAAGAACTACTGGAGAAAAGTATAATAACCCTATGCTTTATTATCGTGATAAGTATGCGCAAACACTTATTAAGGCAAGAGATTTGCAACGTGAAAACATACAATTAAGAAAACAGCTAATTAACAACTTACTGTAAATTTTATTGTATTATTAATTAATTAATGTTTTTTAATTATGGATGGTAGAAAAAATAACGGTGGTCATTCAACAAAAGGTTTTGCAGGAAGAAAGCCTAAGAGTGAAGAAATAAAACTAGTAGAACGCTTATCACCGTTAGAAGATGCTGCACTTGATGCACTAAAAAAGGGAGTTGAATCAGGAGAACTAAAATGGATACAACTTTACTTGAACTATTATCTAGGTAAACCTCGTGAAACAAAAGACATCACTATAAACGAGGACATACCATTATTTGTAGACTAGGGATAACCTAAACCCTGTTCTGCAAAACGTATGCAGGTCAAAAAAACAATAGCACTTAACAAACTTAGAGAACTAGGCAACCGTGTTAAAATAGTAAGAGGTGGCACGAGTGCAGGTAAGACCGTTTGCATATTACTTATACTTATCGACTATGCTATAAGAAACGCAGGAAAAGAAATAAGCGTAGTAAGTGAATCAATACCACACCTTCGTAGAGGTGCTTTAAAAGACTTCTTAGGCATCTTAAAAGGTCTTAATAGGTATAAGGATACACAATACAATAAAAGCACTTTAAAATACACATTTACAAATGGAAGCTATATTGAGTTTTTTTCGACTGATATGCCTGATAAACTTCGTGGTGCTAGGCGTACCGACCTTTATATTAATGAGTGTAACAATATACCTTTTGATGCGTACCAACAACTCGTAGTAAGAACATCAGGTAATATATGGTTAGACTATAACCCATCAGCTTTGTTTTGGGTAGATAAAGAACTAATAGGTAAACCTGATACAAACTTTATTACACTTACCTATAAAGATAACGATGCACTACCGCAAACAATAGTACACGAAATAGAAAAAGCAAGAGACAAAGCAAAAACCTCAACATACTGGTCTAACTGGTGGCGTGTATATGGACTAGGTGAGATAGGTAGTTTAGAAGGTGTTTGCATACCTGATTGGAAAGAAATAGATGCAATACCACAAGAAGCAAGGTTATTATCCTACGGTATGGACTTTGGTTATAGTGTAGACCCCACAACACTTATAGCACTATACAAATGGAATGATGCTTATATATACGATGAGGTACTATATAAGAAAGGTATGTTGAACCGTGATATAAGTAGATACCTACAAGCAAACGATATTAGAGAAAACATAATAGCAGATTCAGCAGAACCTAAGTCAATAGCTGAACTTGTACAATATGGTCACAGCGTGTATCCTGTAAGCAAGGGAAGGGATAGCGTAGTATATGGTATAAACCTAATAAACCAAAATGAGATATATGTAACAAGCAGGAGTAGAAACCTAAAACGTGAACTACAAGGTTATATATGGGCAAAGGACAAAGAAGGTAATACGTTACAAAAACCATCAGGGGAACATCCTGATTGTATTGATGCTGCT